CTTTCGTCTGTAAATACAAACTGTTCAATCTTAACTCCGTCAATACTACCTGCTAACATAGAATTAGTAATACCTAATGCTTTTACTCTTAATGCGTCTGAGTTTACTTCAATAGATGAACCGTCAACGGCAACATCCATTTGATTACCTGTTTTAGTTAAAGCTGCACCTGCATTAATTTGACCTGCACCTGAGAATTGTGTTACATCTAATGTTGTTGTGCCAAATGTAGGAGCGCCTGTGTGTGTAAATACATAACCGTTATCTCCATTAGCAGTACCTTCTTCTACGAATACAAAAGAACCACCACTTAATTCTGCTGGTTGGTCTTCAGGAGTTGCTCTTGTTAAAACCCAATTTGCTGAACCTGAACCTACAGTTGTTAAAACATAGATACCGTTTTGAGCAGCTGCTGTTTGGTCTTTAACTAGAACTCTATCATTTGTTGTTGGCGTCACACCGTCAACTGCAAAAGCAGCTTGTGTGCCAGAGTTTGTTAATGTTGCACCGACACCGGCAGTACCGTTAGCGTAAGTAGCCGCTAAGTTTGCTGGAGTAGCAGCTCTTGTTGATGGCTTTGCGTCTAGTCCTTGTGCAACTTGGTCAACATAAGCTTTGTTAGCTAATGAGTTAGTTGTAAAACCTGTTCTATCTTCATAACCTGATGGTACTGTAACTGTTCCTGTTCCGTGAGGACTGAAAACAATATCAGTATTACCAGCAGTTGTTGAAACTGTCGCACCATTAATTGTAATACTATCTATTACTAATGATGTTAAACCTGCAATGTCTGTTGTAGCTGCACCTAATGTTAATGTAGATGAACCTAAAGTAGTTGTAGGATTTGCTAAGTTACCATTTGAGATAGCTGCACTACCTGATAAGTTAGCGTTTGTTAATGCTGTTGCTGTAACTGTTACTGTGTTGTCTGTTACAGTCTGAACTAAACCACCTGTACCTGCAAAGGTAAGTGTTTCAGCAGTATTGTATGTATCTGTTCCTGTGTCACCAGCTAAATCAATAAACTGATTAACAGTTGCGAAATCTAAATTACCTGAACCATCTGTTTTTAAGAATTGTCCTGCTGTACCATCGCCGTCAGGTAAGACAAATGTTTTTGAAGCTGTAACGGCATTTGGAGCTTTCAAACCTATAAAGTTTGAACCGTTATTTGTTCCTTCATTAAATTTTACTGTACCACCTATTGTAGCACTATTACCAACAATAAATTGGTCTACTGCTAAGTTTGCGTCTGTTACGAGTGCTGAACTTCCTGTTAGTGTACCAGCAACATGGTCTAACATATCAGAAAAATACTGACCGCCAATTACTGTTACATTATTTGCGTCACCGTTTCCGTCAACACCACCCTCACCAATAAATAATCTATCTCCTAGATTTGCTTGTGTACCTGCTCCATGTGTATATGCTAATTCACCAAGTTTCAGCGTGCTCGGGGCTGCTACTGCTGAACTTCTTTTTATCTGAATTACTGTTGCCATCTAAAACTCCTAAAATGCTCCTGCGTTTATGGTCAAAGTTCCGGATGTAGTTACTATTTCATTTGTAGTTACAAACTTTGCGTCACTTGACCTGTATTGTAATATTGCACCATCATTTAAGTCAGTTGTATCAACATCTCCTAACAACTTCAACTGTAGAGAATTATTTGCCGCCGCCTGAGCAGAGGGTAACGCAACAGAAACTTGTTGTGGTCCTTGTGATGTGTTTACATTAATTCTTGCTGTAATATCAGGCATTATTTCTCTCCTTGTGTATATTTATAACATAAAAGAGTTGAATTAGATAGATACTTGTGGTCGTACCGTAATAATACCTTCGATAACTCTTGTGACATTGCCACTAGAGGTCTGAGTAATTTCTAAATCGTACACATATCTTTCTGCGTCAAGTCCAGCTGTAACTGTTGATGATAGAGAAAGTGTGACAACACCTGTAGTTGCTTGAGCGGCTACCGTTGTGGTTATTGTCGTTCTTGTACGAGTAGATGAATAGCCTTTAGCCATCTTAGCATTAGCAGTATATCCTGTCAAGTCAAATGCGTTACCATTTGCGTCTTTTACCGTTACATCTGAGGTAAAACTTGTACCTTGGTCTACTGTTAAATTTGCTATTGCGGCCATCTATTTCTTCTCTTCTGGTATTTCTTTTTTTACTAATTCTGCAATTTTTGTGTTATAATGTGCTGTTAACACCTCGATTTTTTCTAGCTCAAGATTGTGTCTTACTTTAGAGGCCTGAATTTCTTGTCTTACTACTAGGTAGTTTTGTAATTCTGGACTCAATTTTGCGACATCAAACTCTTTGCCATCAATCATTACTGTATTCATAATTATCTCCTATTATACTATTTATACGATTTAAAAGGTACTATTTTATCTTTAGGATATATTAATGTCTGAGAACAATCGTATTCAGAACCATTACATACCATATATTGTTTATCAGATATCATTAAATCGGTACCATATTGTTTATTAAATCTATCAAAGTACCATCTAAGCCACTTTGTATTCTTTCTTTGTCTTGATATGAAATAAAACTTAGCATTTAATGATTTAACATACTCTATCTGTTGATGTATCATATCAAAAAATCTATGTTCACCACCATAAGTCTTTGAACCACCAGTTTCTCGTATATCATCATCAATCAACCATCTATTCATAATTCTATAAACACCGTCACCGTAAAAATCTCTGGTGTAAATGGATGAAAATGTTTTTACATCTTCGTCAATTAATCCTATTGTAATTGCTGTCTGACCATACACAGAATAGTCTTCATAGTTTTTCCAATATTCATCTCTTTTATTAGAAATAACCTGTTTGATTATTTTATGTATTTGAGATATGTGTTTGGAATCTAATTCAGTAGGTCTAAGAGTATAATGCTTTAATGTCACTTTGTTTATTTGTCCATTCTGTAGCAGTTGTATAAGTCAAATTATATATCTTGTCTATCACTTCACCAGCACCACCCACATCACCATTTGGTATCAACGCTAATTTCTGAGTTGTGTTATAACCAAGATGTTCAGTATGATAATCTGCTAATGCTTCTTTATGAATTGCATAGTTATTAGTACATTTCATTAAATCAAAACAAATATGTTTTTTTAAATGGTCTAAAATTCTACCTAGTTTTTTACCTCTGTGGTCTTTTGAAACCCATTGACATGAACTATATGCTGACTGACCAGACATATCTGATACATCTTCATATGTACCACTAAACTTTTCTTTCATTGCCTCGACAAATACAGGTATAGCTAATTTTTTGGCTGCATATGTGGCAACAACTTCACCATCAATCTTTAAATGTAAAACAAAGCCTGTAGCGTTATCTAGTTTACTTTCAAATGCTGGGTCGAAATCATAAGGGTAATCGTCTTTATCTTTACTTGTCAATATTGTTTTTAAACCAGCAAAGTCTTCATTGATTTCAATATCAGCACCTTGGCCTTCAAAAAAATCAAATAATTCTTTATGTCTATTTTGAAATACTGTGTCTAAAACAAAGTATGTATGATTGTTTGTTATTGTCATATTACTATTTATTCTCCATTACTAATCGTCTAAAATCTTTTTTATATATTCCTTGCCATATAATCTGGTATTGTGGATTTCTATTCATATTTACTACCCAATGTTTTTTTCCAACATTTGTCCATCTCAAACAACCATTATATGCTGGCATAACTTTGTTATCAAATACACTATAACAAGATTGAACATGATTTAAACACAAATTAAAAGTGTTTAACATATCAAACATATGTACTTGTTCACCACCTAAAAGATGTTTACTATCTTCAGGTATATCATTGTGTTCAGTTATAACACCACCACCTTCTAGTCTAGTAACAAATATCTGGCCTACATGCATATATTTACCTATTACTTCTTTGAAAAACTTTACTAATGTAGGACTAAAATCTGATACATTTGTCCACTTTCTATTATCAAGAAAATACTTTAATGTTGCCTTGTAGTCACCAGCAGTATTAAAGATAGGTGGAAATCTTTTAATTTGGTCTTTACTATCTCCTGTTTCATTTAAGAAACATAAACTTTTCCAACCATGTGCCTCTATTAATGCACCCTCTAAACCTGGATAATGATTAACACTTTCTTTATCATCTAACTTCATTCTATCTATTTGATTATTGTCTGCGTCAAACGGTCTTCTCCAATAATCTTCATTCACAAGTCTTATCTCATCTAACATTTCTTTATAAGGTATATCCCAAAAATGAGTTATATCTTTAAAAGGTAAACTCTGTGTGTATTTAAAAAACTCTTGCGTTTCATTTCTCATTTAAATATTTCAT